TAATTTTATACAACATGGCTTTTAATAAATATCAAGTGATCAAAGGTGCTGTTAGCTACGAGCTAGCTAATTTTATATTTAACTATTTTCTACTTAAACGAGATGCTGTTAAGTATATGTACGACAATAATATTACTTATGATAATGGGATGTTTGGAACATGGGCCGATGCACAAATACCTAATACTTATTCTCATTATGCAGATCAAGTAATGGAAACTTTATTGGTTAAAGTATTACCGGTAATGAAAAATGAAACGGGACTAGACTTATGTCCTACATATTCCTATGCTAGAATATATAAGAACGGGGACGAATTAAAACGACATAAAGATAGACCAAGCTGTGAGATATCTACTACTATTAATTTAGGAGGTGAGCCATGGCCAATCTTTATAGATGGCACGGGATCTAATAATGTTATTGATGAATACAAAAAAATACACAAACCCAGTGCCCCAGAAGGCACAAAAGTCTTGCTTGAAGTTGGAGATATGCTGGTATATAGTGGATGTGAATTAGAGCATTGGAGAGAACCTTTTGAAGGAACTACTTGCGGACAAGTGTTTCTTCATTATAACCATGTAAA